CAACCGTAGAGAGTGGAGGTGGAAAGAGTAATTTTAGAAGTTATAATGCTTGGGGGTGGGGAAACAAAGGTTTTACTAGTTTTGAGGAAGGAATAGAAGTTGTTGGAAGAGGATTAAAGACTGGGTATATTGATAAGGGGAGAGATACCGTAGAAGAGATAGCACCAGTTTATTGTCCTCCTAATTATAAAAACTGGGCAAGAAGTGTAAATCAGTTTATGTTAGAAATAGAGAATATAGAAGAGAAGTAATTAAATTATTAAATAATATATATGAAGAAGATAAAACGGCTTTCTTTTCAAAAAGACCCACTTATTAAAACAGCTGAAGAGTGTGAGTTAGAAGACAAAATTAACGAGATTATAGATGTACTAAACAGTTGGATATTTGAACCTACACTAGTCATTTCAAGTCAAGATAAAAAACATTCAAGAGAGTTGGTATGTATGAAGTGTGGTAGCAAAAAGAACTTAAACACAAACAAAGATAAAAGTTTTGTGGAGTGTGATAAGTGTATGTGGGAAAAGGAAGAGGAATGGAAAAAAGACTTTTATGGAGCAATAGGAGAATATGTAGATAATCTTAAAGATGAAGATTATTTAATAGATTTTATAGAAAAGCTATTAGCCGAGAGGGAAGAAGAAGCATATAAAAGAGGGTATTTAAGGTGCAAAATGGAAAAAACTAATAAATATCTTAAATTGGGATTATCGTTTGTTAATGTAGATGATTTGTCGGCAATAGAATATATATCAAAGAAAGAAGAATATTCTGTTTACGACAATAGTAAAGTGGGTAAAGACAGATTTACTTATAAAATACATTTGAAGACTGGAGAATCATTTCAAGTTACGCTTGTAGGAGAAGAGGAATTAGAAGTATTTAATCATTTAAAGCTTTTTTCTAAATTGTTAAAAGAAGAAAAATGAAGAAGATACCAGATGGTTGTATTGAGATACCCTTAGAAGAAGTAAATTATATATATCAACCACCTCAATCACACACTCCGATAATTGTAATGAGGCAAAAATTATCTCCTATGCAACCAGAGGAAAAGAAGTGTGAATATTGTGGAAAGATTAAAAAGGAGGAAAGATCTAAATTATTAAATAAAAGAAAAATGAGAAAACTATGGACACAAAGAGAAGTAATTGAAATAGCAAATTTCCTCCATGTTCAAAGAGAGAAGTTTAATAACAATTCTCTTAATTACTGGAGGGATAAAGGAGTGTTTCCTGATCCTGTGAATGCTGAAAAGGGAATGTACAGCTGGTACAGAACGGATGATGTAGTTGCTGGGATTTTGTCTGTTGCAATGCGAACAAGACCTCCTGTAAAGATTACTCAGGAAGATGTAGAGATGGCAATGAAGAGAGTACTTGAGTCTAACAAATCAAAGTACATATCTAAAATGTTAGGGAAGTAGAATGGAGAGGGTTAAAGACATTTTAAGGCAGTATGAGATAAAAGGGGAAGGAAAGGTGTTGTCTGAATGGCAGGTATGGGCATTAGATTTTTGTAAGAAGTATTCTATCCCTAGAAAAGATTATGGAAGGGTAATGAGTATAGCTAAACAATATCAAGATAAAATAGATTATCTTAGATATATTGATGGTTGGTTAAGTGATTATCCAAACTTAAGAGGAAATGTATTGAGGTTGTTCTTCTGGAAAATCGCTGAAGATAATAAGAAGAATAAACCCAAAGAGAAACAATCTAATTTAATTTATATGTAGTTATGACAATTACAGAAAAGATAGAGATAGGATTACTGGCAATCACAGCAATTGGAGTTGGAGTTGCGAGTGTTCATCTCTTGATCTTAATCTTACAATTTGTGCATTCTTTAATCTAAGTAGAGAGTGTGCTACAATATATTAAGCTATTATGCTGTTATATAAGATATAATAGTTTAATGTATGAAAGTAACTGAAAAACAGGTTAAAAAGGTTAAGAAAACAAAGAAAAAACTTCCAATTTACTACAAAGTTGGCAGACCAACTAAGTATAAGAAGAAATATTGTAAAGAATTGATTAAGTATTTTGATGTTAAACCTACTCACAAAGAGAAAGTTGTAAAGATTATTAAAGGAGTACCTATTGAGGTTGAAGTTGAAAAAGCTAATCCTATTCCTACTTTTGATTCATTTGCAACAGAGCATTGTGGAGTAAATCAGGATACATTTTATGAGTGGGTTAAAGTTCATCCGGAATTTTCCGAGTCTTTTAAGAGAGCAAAGTCATTCCAGAAGAAGATGATTTTATATCAATGTTCATATGGGTTTATTACTCCATCATATGCAGTTTTTCTAACAAAGGCACTTACTGATTTAAATGATATATCAAAAGTTGATGTTACAACAGCAGGAGAGAAAATTGATAATGTCAATTTATCTAGTGTATTATCTGAATTAAAGGAGAAGTCTGTTGATGAATTACAAAGAGAAACTTGAAGAAAGATTCAAGATAAAGAAAATGTGTGAATCAGATTTAGAATATAGGAAAGAAGTATTGTTAAGATGTGCTGATGATTCTGTATTTTGGTGTAATAATTTCGCATATACATTTGATCCAAGAGAGAAGAATAGAAATCTACCATTTATTTTGTGGGATAGACAGGTTGAATATGTGAGATGGGTTGAAAAGTTGTTAAAGAATCATGAAGATGGACTGATAGAGAAGAGTAGAGATGTTGGAGTATCCTATACCACTCTAATTGCAATTGTTCTTTATCAATGGCTCTTCCATGACTTTAATGCTTTAATTGGTTCAAGAGTAGAGAGTAAAGTAGATAAGACTGATGATCCTGATGCATTGTTTTGGAAGATAGATTATAACTTGAGGAGGTTACCAGCATGGATGCTTCCTGATGGGTTTAGTATGGACAAGCACAGAACATATATGAGGTTAAGCAGACCTGATAATGAAAATGTAATTACAGGTGAAAGTAGTAATCCTAATTTTGGAAGAGCTGGAAGATATAATCTTGCATTGTTTGATGAGATGGGATTTTGGAGTAATGCTAAAAGCTCATGGGAAAGTAGTGGTTCTTCTGCGACAACAAGACTTGCAATCAGCACACCACCAGAGTCTGGAAAGGCAAGTTTCTTTTATAAGTTAAGACAATCAGGAAGAACAAAGATATTTACATTCCACTACAAAGATGATCCTAGAAGAGATGAAGAGTGGGAGAGAGAACAAAGAGCAAAGCAGAGTGCAGAAGAGTTTGAAAGGGAAAGGAATATATCTTATTCTGGAAGTATTGAAGGAAAGGTGTATGCATCAGAGTTTATGCTAGTACCGGTTGTAAAGAGTAAGTACGATCCATTACAGCCATTGTATGTATCATGGGATTTTGGATTGGATGGAGTAGCAATGCAATGGTATCAATGGAATATTGAAATGGACAGATGGAGGTTAATTGATTCATACTTCAATACAGATAAAGACATAAAGTTTTATATTCCTTTTGTAACTGGGCAGATTCTTTCTGATAGAGCATATGAGTATAGTGATGTTGATTTACAGATAATTGCAAGACACAGATACTGGCAACCTGCTACTCATTTTGGAGATCCTGATGTTAAGAAGAGAAGTTTATTAGACAAGAAGAGTACAAGGGGTGTACTTGCACAATATGGTATTTATGTACAGAGTAAAGAGTGGGCAGGAAGAACACATTATGACCTTAGACAGAAAGCATTACTATTCATGAAGAAGCTGGAAGTAGATGAAGATAATAATGAGTTCTTTATTGAAAGTATTATGCAAAGCAGATACCCAGAGAGAAGTGAAACAAGTCAAGCTACCACTCCAATACAAGCACCAATACATGATATATATTCACATCACAGAAGTTGTTTTGAGTACATGGCAGATAATGCTCCGACAAAAGAAGCAGAAGCAAGAGTAGAGATTGGCAAGAATAAACTTGTAGTTAATGATATATATTAGTATTATATATGTATGAGAGATTCAAAGATAAATCCTGAATTAAAAGAAAGAGTGCTAGAAGTTAGAATTACAAAATTAGAAGCTGCATTGATAAAGAAACTTAGAGAGCTTGACTATGGAAAGTTTACTATTGTTATTCATAAAGTTGAAGGACAACCTATAAGGGTTGAAGTAACAGAGGTTAATAGCTCAAGTGTTCTTCAAGCAAGGGATGGTTTGGAGTTGGAGGGTGCTACATATGTAGATACATTTAATTTAAAATCAGATAAAAATGGCAACTACTAGAAAGAAAGGAAATGTAAAGAATATTGCTGATACACAAGAAAAGCTTGATATGACAGTAAAAAATGAAGCTCCTACAGCCCCTACAACGAACGGAAAAGAGATTAAGGGCATGTTAGACCTTGAATTAGAGCAAGAAGATGAGAAAAAACTACTTGTACAGGTAAAAGCTGAGTATGATTTTGCAACTAGGGGGTTAGATGCATGGATTGATAAGAATCTCAAAAGGTTAAGATTATATAACAATCAAAAAAGAGATGATGACTTAGTAGGAGAGCCACTTTTGTTTACTCACATGAATACATGGTTAGCTTCATTATATGATGATGAATTGGACAAGGTATGGATTGCTAGGGAAGATGGAGATATTGAATCAGCAGAGAACCTTACCAATGTTGCTGATTATGATGTTGAGTTAATGGGGAAAAGAGAATTAGATTTGAATATTTTATGGGATGCACTCTTTTATTCTTATGGACTTGTTGATATGTTGGAATTTGATATTGACAAGAAATGTCCAGCTCCATCAGTTATTGATCCAACTTCCTTTTATTACGATACTCTTTCTTCTTCAATAGATGGCAATAGTGTGAATAAAGGTGGAATGAGATTTCTTGGTTGGACACTATACATGAGTCAGAGAGAAGTAGAGAATAGTTTGTTTCTGAATGCAGGTGCATTGGATAAGCTCAAGAAGGTAAGCAAGAAGGAGAGTAATAAGCAAGAGGAAGCAAGGAGAATGAGAATTGAAGCATTGGGAGGGGATATAGTACATTTTGATAATAATGAAATGAATGACAACAATGTTTATGAAGTACTACAATGGAGAACATGGTGGAATGGAAAGAAAGTATCATTGCTACTCACACCGGATATAGATTCAGTACTTGGTGCTAAAATACTTCCAGTTGATGATAAGGGGAAACCTCTATCGTGGTGGGTAGCAGCAAAGAGAATTAATCCTCAGCCACATCAATTCAAAGGGGTTTCACTTCCGGATATATTAGAAGATAAACAAAGAAAGAAAGCAGTACTTGTTAATGATATTCTTAATCTAGCAAGACTATCTGTTTACGGTTCTCATGCATTTAACAGAAACTTGATAAAGAACATAAATGATTTGAAATGGGGATATGATAAGTGGATAGCTGTTGATGGAGATCCACGATCTGCAATTGCACCAGTATACAAAGACAGTCCTAATCTCAACACACTTGATAATATGCTCAATTACTTAGATGTATCAGCTCAAACTGCGAGTGCTACTCCTTCTTTACAGCAAGGTGTATTGAGTGAACAGCAAAGGACACTTGGAGAATTACAACTTGTAAGTGAGAGTAGTAAAACAAGGTATTCACTTGCATTAAAATCTATTGCAAGTGGTGATAAAGACTTCTGGAATTTGTGGTACTTGTCATACAAGGTATTTTTCAATGAAGGTCTTGGCGAGAAGGTTATTAGAATCTCTGGTTCAACTAGAAGTTTTAGAAGTATTAGCAAGAAAGATATTACATGTAAGATTGATCCTGATGTAAAGATTACAAGTAGAGCATTATCAGAAGCAAGTAAAGCAAGAAAGTTTGCTCAATATGCTGGTATTCTCAATATGATTATGCAAGATCCTGATGCAGATAAAAGAGCAGGGTTTAAATACGGTATGCATCTTATTAGCATGGATAAAGATGAAATTGATAACATACTTCCTCCAACAAGAGATGAAGTTATTGCAAAGGAACAAAATGACATGATGGACAGAGGAGAGATACCTCCATTCTTAGAGAATGATAATCACAGGGTACATATAAGGGTTCACAAGGAAGCAAAAGATTCAAAGATTAAGGACAATCATATAATGTTACATATCAAAGCTCTAAAAATGGAGCAGATAAATCCAGCACTTAATCCAGATCAAAATGAGCTTGGAATGGGTGAAGAGCAGATAGCTCCACAGGGAAGTACACCTGTAATGCCACTTCCAAAAGAGTAACTAACTTAAATATATAAAAGAATGAAAGAGATGACAATTGAAGAATATACACAAGCAATAATGACAAAAAATGGTAGGAATGATATTGTTCATAAATTAAAAGAGCTTGTTGAGAGTGATGGTTGGAAGATACTCTGTATGTATTTGAAGCAGGAGGAAAAGGGATTGCAGTTGCAGATGGATAATATAAACAAAGAGATAAGTTTTGAAGAGTTGCAAAAAATCAGGATTAGATTGTATTATATAAAAGAGCTTGTTGGTATGCCGGAAACTTTTATCAAGGATATTTCGGAGATAGAAGATAAAGAAGTACCATCAGAGATATATTAAATAATTTTTTATTATTTTAGTTATGACAGAAGAAGTAAAAGAAAAACTTACAGATCAGAAAGAAGATGCAGATGAGCAGACTTTTACTGATAATACTACAGATGAAAATGCAGAGGATTATTTTAATCCATTTGCAGATGTGTCTGATGATAGTGAAGAGGAAGTAAAAGAAGAGAAAGAAGCAAAGGAAGAAAAAGAAGAGAAGGTAGAGAAAGTAGAGAAAGAGCAGAAAGTAGATAAGTCTTTAATTGAGTTAGAGGAAGTGAAAGCAACAGTACAAGCTCAAAAGGATGTTGCAAAACTTATTAAAGAGAATCCAATGTATGCAGACTGGGCTGATGAGATTGCAGATATAGCAGCAAAAGCTATTGTAAGGGGTCATAAAGATCCAATTGAGTTTGCAATTAGAAACATTAAAAGTCCAGCAGAGTGGATAGAGATTGGAAGAAAGAGTGGTATTGAGGATGCAGGTGTTGCATTAAAAACAAAGATTGGGGGTTCAAGTCTTGGAAGAACAGAAGCTAGTTCTACTGATTTTAATGCAATGAGTACAAGCGATTTTGAGAAGTTTGTAAATAGTGTTAAGAATAGTGCTTGACAATATAGGTAAGATACTCTAATATATAATTACAACTTAATAAGCAAAGGAATAACCTAGCACAAAAGTCATTTATGATTTTTGTTCTAGGTTTTTTTGTTTTATTAGTTATTTAAATTTTATTTTTTAATAAGATGAGTGCAAGTACAAGTACAATTCCTCATGCAATTAACAACTATTACGATAGATTGTTACTTGAAAGAGAGAAGCCTTATCTTGTCCATACAAACTTTGGACAGGTAAAAAATATCCCAGTTGGTGGGACGGATACGATTAAGTTTAGAAAGTATGGTGCTTTAACAGCCAACACTACAGCCCTTACTGAAGGTGAAACTCCAGCAGGAACAAATCCAAGTGTAACAGATATAACTGCTACAGCATTATGGTATGGTGATTACATCACTTATACAGACAAAGTTACTATTGAATCTCCAGATCCAGTTCTAACAGAGTTGACTGAAGTATTAGGAGAACAGGCTGGTCTATCTATAGATACAGTTTCAAGAAACATCTTGGTATTAGGTACTAATGTACTTTACTGTGATGCT